GAGCGGTAATAGCGCCCCGGGGCCCGCACCGCGCCCGGTCTCCGCGCGCCACGCCACACCAAGGCCCCGGCTGTTCACGCGACCCTCGGCGACGAGAAGGCTCGGGCCGCGTGGGCGCGCATGATGCGGGCGCGCTGATCCGGTCGCGGTCGGGCTTCTGGCTCGCGATCCCGACCCCGGCGGCCGGCAGGGGCAGCGGCGGCAAACGCCTCAGCCCCGCCGAGTGGGAACGCCGCCGCGGGCTGCGGCTGCGCTTCGTCTATCGCCCACGCGGCCCGAGCCTTCTCGTCGCCGAGGGTCGCGTGAACAGCCGGGGCCTTGGTGTGGCGTCGCGCGCGAAGACCGGGCGCGGTGCGGCCAGCGTGCCGATCTTCCTGCTCGTGCCGCAGGTCAAGCTGCGCAGGGGGCTGGATCGCGCGCGCGCCGCCAAGGCCGTGCAGGAGCGGATCCCCGGCGCGATCGTGGCCAATTGGGTGGAAAGATAGACCCGATGACACCCCGCGAGACCATCCTGACCGCCTTGGCGGACCTCCTGCGCACGGTCCCGCATGTGCCGCTCCTGCGCGGCGAGGTTCTGCCAGAACGCATACCGCCCTCGGGCCTCATGATCCTGCGCGACGGGAACCCTGGCGAGCCCGGCGTCACGCTCTCGCCGCTCATGTATCATTACCAGCACCGCGCCGAACTCGAGGTGATCGTGCAAACCGGCGAGGATCGTGACGCGCGCTTTGACCGGTTGATCGGGCGGATCGGGGCGGCCATCGCCGCCGATCGCACCCTGCGCGGCCGCTGCGACTGGGTCGAGGCCGAGGCGCCGGAGCCGGTCGATCTGCCCATCGAGGGAGGAGCAGCCATCAAGGCGGCGATCGTGCCGATCATCTTGCATTACGCCACGGGCGATGCGCTGGGGTGACGCAGGACGTCGCGCTTCAGGCTCAGAGGAGGGGCAATTGCCGATCCTGCGCATGTCCCGCCGGAGAGGCGCCCTCCTGCAAGGTCGAGAGCGGCCCGATGCATCCGACATCACCCGTGCGGCGTAGGTCAAGGATCCGCCCCCTGATCACGAGTCGAGGGCAACCGTGGATCGGGCCAGCACACCCATCGCGCGATTTCGGCCGCGACGTCTGCCTCAGGCGGACACACGACAAGAAATCCTGCCCACATGCCCGCCCGTCGCGAAACTGTCTCCGCGGCTTGCAGGGACGCGTGCCCATGCTGACAACCGGCTGTCTATGCGGAGATAAGCTCTGCAGATGTCTCTGCCGCCAGAAGGCTACCCGCGCGCGTCGTTGGCATGGATGCCGGCGCTTCCTCTCCCGCGACCTTCGCTACATGCCCTCGATGTGATTGTCGTGCAGGAAGTCACGAAACCGGATAGCATCGGGTCTAAGCCTGCGGAACTCTTCCGGCCCGAAGGCGAAGTTTACTCGGTTGTGCCAATCCAGTTGCGCGGCGAATTCGGGGGCGAGTCTGCGGAAAAGCGCGGCGGGCATGCGCCAGCCCTTCGGCTTGCGCCCGGTGACGTCGCGATAGACCTGCTTCATCTCGTGCACGGTCAGCGCGTCACCCGCGAGATTGATCTTTTTCCCTCCCCACTTGCTCGGGGCGGTCAGTGCCTCGGCGGCCATCCAGGCCAGATCGGTGACGGCCAACATCGGGAACGTCGTGTCGGGCTTCAATGAACCGGCGAGGATCGGGAAGATGAGGCCGGGCTTCATCTTGGGGTTGTTGAGGTTGTCCATGAACCACACCGTGCCGAGCAGTGTCCACGCCAGGCCGCTTCGGCGAATGTCGCGCTCGAGCAGGGCCTTGGAGACGAAATGTGCGGGCCCGCCGGGTCTCTCCCCTTCCCCCATGGTGGATTGAACGAGATGTCGCACGCCTGCTGCCTTCGCCGTGGCGACGACCGCACGCCCTTGCTCCAGTTCGCCGATCAACCCGACACCGGGCGCATAGAAATCCTGCACGGAAAAGACGCCGCTGATCCCTTGGAAGGCTCGTGGAAGCGTCTCGGGTCGCGAGAGGTCGCCTTTGGCAACTTCCGCGCCTAGATCAGCGAGCGCCCTCGCCTGCGCCGAGGCCGCCCGCCGGGTCAGGATGCGGACGGGTTGTCCACGACGCAGCATCTCTCGTGCCACAGCACCGCCCTGCAGGCCAGTGGCGCCGATGATCAGGTAAGTCACCCTTGCACCTCCCGCTCGACGAAATCCGTCAAGCAGGCTGCGACCTCGTCGGGGGCATCGATCGCGGAAATATGCGAACCGGGCACCGGCACGAATACCGCCGCAGGCACCAGGAGCGCAGCCTCGGCCTGCGCCTCGACCGGGTACATCCTGTCCGCCTTCCCGGCGACCACGATGGTCGGTACCGCGATGTCCGGCAAACGGTCCTTCAGCGGACTGCCGCGCAGGATGACGGATCTGATGGCTGCCGCCATGGCCGCGGGATCGGCCGTCTTCAGCATCCCATGGAAGGCTTGGGCATAGTCGGGGTTGGCCCTGAGTGCTTCGGCCGTGAAGAAACTTCGGGCCACACCGTTGCGATAGATCCCGGACCCGAGCATCCATCGGGCAGCGGCTGCGATGAACCGCGCATTCATGCCAGGACGCCGACCGTCGATCTCCATCGGCGTGTTCATCAAGATCAGAGCCTTGACGCGGTCTGGCTGCGCAAGCGCCAGATGCGCCGCCACGATACCTCCCCACGAGGTTCCGCCCACGATGGCGCGCTGCAGCCCGACATGATCCATCACGCATGCCATCGCCGCAGCGCAGGCTTCCATCGTGAAGTCCTGCGCCGGCCCCTCGCTCTGCCCATGCGCAGGGCCATCGATGAGCAGAAACCTGAACCTCGAACTCATACGCCGGACGATTTCGTCGTAGATCCGATGATCGGTCAGGATCGATGGCCAGAGGACGATCGTCTCGGCGCCCGAGCCATGCTCGACAACATGAAGCCGGCCGAGGCCGGTCACGATACGATGGGACAGGGGATGCGTCGTCGCGATGCGGCTTGTGACAGGCATGGCGGAGCTCCTGGTGTAATCACTGATTACTTAGGGCGCCTTGCCGCGAATGTAAACAATGATTACACTGCCCCCATGGTCATATCGCGCGACACTCATCACCACGGGAACCTCAAGGAGGCACTCGTCGCCTATGCGCTGGACGCGGCGGATCGGGGCGGGTTGAGGGAGCTTTCGGTCAGGCAGGCTGCCCGGGATCTTGGCGTTTCTCCCGGTGCGGCCTACCGCCACTTCCCGGACAAGGACGCGCTGTTGCGAACGGTCGCACAGAGGGGGTTCGATGCTCTCGCGCTGGCATTCGAGGAGGTGCTGCCCTTTGCCAGTTCGGCCCGGAATGAGGATGACGCCCGCAAGCGCTTTGTCGCCCTCGCGATGGCCTATGTCGACTTCGCGCGCCACCGAAACGAGCTGTGGCGCCTTATGTTCGGTCCCTTGGGTCTGACCCCGGGGCGGAACAGCGATCGGCCATCAACCTATGAGTGGCTGGAAAAGGCCTTGGGCGAGCTCGCGAAATTCGGGGTGATCGTGCCCCCGCGGCGCGAGCACCAGTTCTTTGCGTGGTCGGTGATTCACGGCCTGTCGGACCTGCAGGGTTCACCCGCGATCGGGGATCAGCTTCGTGGCACCTTGGTCGAACGACAGTGCCAACTCGTGATTTCCGCCCTCGCAGGGAACGGATGACACCAGACGTCACGTCGAACCCCGATCGGAAACCAGGGGCAGCCAGCTTATCAGCCTTCACACGCCGGCGCGTAGAGGAGCAGTCATGCCCCCCCGCCGCGAGACTATCTTGACCGCCTTGGCAGACCTCTTGCGCACGGTCCAGCATGTATCGCTCCTGCGCGATGGCGAGCCGGGCGAGCCCGGCGTCACGCTCTCGCCGCTGCGCTACCACTACCAGCACCGCGCCGAGATCGAGGCGGTCGTTAAAGGCGCAGACCGCGACGCGACCTTCGCCGCGCTCTGCGCCAGCACCGGTGCGGCCATCTCTGCCGACCGCACACTGGGCGGGCGGTGCGACTGGGTGGAGGCGGAAGCACCGCGCCCGGTCGATCTGCCGGTCGAGGGCGCGGCCACCCTCAAGGCCGCCGTGATCCCCATCATCCTCCACTACTCTACAGCCGACCCGCTCGGCTGACCCCCAACACCACAGGAGACGAGACGATGGCACGAGCCCAGGGGGCGCGGGCGCAGATGGCGCTGGCGTTCGAAACGACCTATGGCACGCCGCCGGCGAGCGGCTTCACCCGCATGCCCTTTGCGAGCACGACGCTCGGGGCCGAGCAGCCGCTCTTGGCCTCGGAGCTTCTGGGCTATGGCCGCGATCCGCTGGCGCCCATCAAGGATGCGCTGACGGCGGATGGCGATGTCGTCGTCCCGATCGATGCCGAGGCATTCGGCTTCTGGCTGAAGGCGGCGTTCGGGGCTCCCGTGACGACCGGGACCGAGCCGGTCTTCACCCATAGCTTCCAGTCGGGCAACTGGACCCTGCCGTCCTTTGCGATCGAGACCGGGATGCCGGAGGTACCCCGCTATGCGATCTATGCCGGCTGCAAGCTCGACAGCATCAGTTGGCAGATGGGCCGCTCGGGGCTCCTCACCGCGACCGCGCGCATCATCGCGCAGGGCGAGAGCGTGGCGACGACCTCGGCGGCCGGCACCCCCGCCGATCTGGCGCTCACGCGGTTCGGGCACTTCAACGGGGCGGTGACCCGCAATGGCGCGAGCATCGGTAACGTTGTCTCCGTCGACCTTACCTATGCCAATAATCTTGACCGTATCGAGACCATTCGCGCGGATGGCAAGATCGACGGGGCCGATCCGTCGATCGCGGCGCTGACCGGCAATATCGTCGTGCGATTCGCCGACCAGACGCTGGTGACCCAGGCCATCAACGGCGAGGCCTGCACGCTCGAGTTCGCCTACGCGCTACCTTCGGGGGAGAGCCTGACGCTCACGGCACACGCCGTCTATTTGCCGCGCCCCCGGATCGAGATTGCGGGGCCGCAAGGCGTGCAGGCGACCTTCGACTGGCAGGCGGCGCGTGACCCAGGCCTCGGTCGCATGTGCACGGTCACGCTCATCAACGCACGGGAGGCGTACTGAGATGCTGCGGCTGAACCTCATCCAAGAGGCGCAATGGCTCGATCTCGGCCATGGCGTCGAGATCATGGCAGCCCCTTTGACCACGGCGCTGATGATGGCCGCGCGCAAGGAGGCGCAGGGGCTGATCCCAGACCCCGCGGGCGCGAACGATTCCGACGCGGCGCCCGACACCGATGGCATCGCACTTGCCCTGGCCAAGGCCGTCGCCCGCGTCTCCATCAGGGACTGGAAAGGCGTCGGGGACGCCAACGGCTTTCCAGTTCCGGTGAGCGCTGAGGGCATCGACGCGCTCCTCGACATCTGGCCGATCTTCGAGGCGTTCCAGACCAGATACGTCGCCCGGGCCATGATCCTCGAGGCGGAAAAAAACGCCTCACCGCCCTTGCCGAGTGGGAATTCGGCGGGGGCGGCGACTACTGCAAGGCCTGCCCGCAAGACTGCCCGGACTGCCCGTCGCGGTTGAACGCCCCCCACAGCCTCGAAGGCTGGCAGGTCTGGGATCTGGTCCAGCGCCTCGGGGGTCAGCTTCGTGTCTCCGGCAGCACCGTTATCGGCTGGGACATGGGCGCCGCGCTGCAACTGGGCGCGGCGCTCGGCATTCCCTCCCTCGCCATCGCCGAACTCCTCCCCGCCGTTGAGGCGGCGATGGTGCGCAAGGTCAACGAAGAGGTGCGATCAGGCAGCGCGGAGCGGCTGAATGCCTGACACGTCGACGGTCTCGCGGGCGCGGGCCAGATCCCAGGCCCGCTGCAGGTTCATCCAGTACTCGGGCGTGGTCTGGAAGAAGGCGGCGAGGCGCATGGCCGTGTCCGCCGTGAGCGCTGTCTCACCCTTGACCAGACGCTCGATCCGCGTGCGGGGGACCTGCAATTGCTTCGCCAGCGTCGGCGCCTTCATCCCCAAAGGCGCAAGATAGAGCTCAGCGAGCACCTCGCCGGGGTGGGACGGTTGGGTCAGCAGGCTCATGGCGGCTCCTTTCAGTGGTAATCCACGATTTCGACGTCAGCTGGGCCCTGATCGGTCCAGACAAAGCAGATGCGCCATTGGCCATTGATGCGGACCGAATGCTGGCCCGCCCGGTCACCACTCAGCGCCTCCAGATGGTTGCCCGGCGGAAAGCGCAGATCCTCAAGAACATGCGCCGCATCCAGCGCCGAGAGCATTGCGCGCGTTCGTTTCACCAGATCGGCGGGGAACCCCTTGCCGAACTGGCCCGTCATGGCCTGCTCGGCGAGCTTTCCGCGGGTGCTCATGATCATGACACCTGTGTATCACGACGTGATACATGAATCAAGGACCCTGATCCCATGGCCACCAAACAGGTTTCTGTCCGGCTGGTCGCCGAGGGCGGGCGTCGGGTGCGGGCGGAGTTGCAGGGGATCGGCGAGGCCGGGCAGTCGGGGTTTCGCGCGATCACGCGCGAGGTCGATCTTGCCGCGGTCGCGCTGCGCCGCCTCGCGGGGCTCGTGACGACAGCCTTCGGCCTGCGCGAGATCGTCGCGATGACCGACCGCTGGACGGACCTCGGCGCGCGGGTCGCCCTTGCGACGCGGGCGCAGGGCGAGGGTGCGGCCGTCATGGACCGGCTCGCGGCCGTCGCGCGGCGGACATATTCGAGCCTCGATCTGACGGTCGAGAGCTATCTGGCCAACGCGACCGCGCTGCGCGAGCTCGGCCTCTCCACGGCCGAGACGCTCGACTTCACCGAAGCGCTGAACAACGCACTCGTTGTCTCGGGGGCCAAGGCCGAGCGCGCGGCCTCGGTGCAAGGCGCGCTCTCGAAGGCGATGGCGCTCGGCCGGCTCTCGGGGGATGAGCTCAACACCGTGATCGCCTCTGGCGGGCGTGTGGCCGAGTTGCTCGCGGCCGAGCTTGGCACCACCGTCTCGGGCCTGCGCGGCCTTGGCCAGCAGGGCGCGATCACCGGCGATGTGATCCGCCGGGCGCTCATCGGCAATCTCGAGCAACTCCGCGCCGAGGCAGACAGCATGCCGGCCACCATCGGCGATGCCTTCACGCTGATCGGGAACGCAGCGCTGCAACTGTTCGGGACCTGGGACCGGATGGCCGGCACCTCCGCCACGGTGGCGGGGGCACTGATCGGGCTTGCCGACAATCTCGAGCGGCGGGCGGCCATTGGCATCGCCGTCGCGGGCGTCATGGCCGGGCGCTGGGTTGCGGCCTTCATCGCGGCCCGTGTCGCGACGCTCACGCTCTCGGGTGCGCTGACGCTCCTGCGCGGCGCCCTCATCCG